TGTTTAAGTTTAATAAACCTGGATATGTTGATTGTATTGTTTGACCTGATAAGTTAGCCATATTTTTTTAGATTAAATTCCATTGTTGATTTTCATTATCCCAAGTATCTGGGTTTGTGTTCCATAGTTGTGCTCCTGATGGTGGAGTTGGTGTAGGAGTTGGTGTTGGGTTGATTGTTGGTGTTGGACTCGCAGTAATTGTTGGAGTTGGGGATGCAGTTAATGTAGGCGTTGGTGTTGATGTCTCTGTTGGAGATGCGGTTATTGTAGGTGTCTGTGACGCAGTAATTGTAGGGGTTGGAGTTGATGTTGGAGTGTCTGTTATTGTTGGTGTTGGAGTTGATGTTGGAGTGTCCGTAATTGTAGGAGTCGGTGTAGGAGTATCTGTGATTGTAGGAGTAGGAGTTGGTGTCTCAGTATTAGTTGGGGTAGGTGATGGTATTAATGTTCCTGTTGGTGTTGGAGTCAATGTTGGATTTGGTGTTGGTTCAGGACCAGTCATCGTATCAAACGCTGCATCACATCTATCAAGAGGTGTCTTAACTTGTATTCTAAGAGTTGCTGTCCAACCAATTAACATATCATCATACTTCTCAATGAATGGTGAACAGTCAACAATATCATCGAGATAATAATCCTGATTAAAGTTTCCAAGTGAATCTGTTACAGACAATCTAAATTGAGAAATGATATCATCAAGGATTTGGTTTGTATCTGACCATCCATCAATCATATTGTTCAAATCTCTATCCACAATATCTCCAATGATGATATTAAACTCATAAGTCATAAATCCAAACTCTTGTGTTGCGTTGTTTGGAATCACATACATATAAGGATAATATGGTGGATTATATGTTGGGTTATCTTGTTTGTCTCTTGAATCTACATTGTAAGAGAAATCATCGAAGTCACCCCAACCAAATGAATTGATTTGTTTGTGATGGTCTGCTAACAATTGGAAATCATATATGAAGGTTCTTAGGTTGATTCCTTCGTGATAGATTGGTGTCCCTGTAAATGTATTAAACGCTGCAGCACATCTGTCTAATGGTGTCTTAGTTTTGATTTGTAGTAAACCATTCCATCCATTACATAAGTCCTGATACTTCTCTTGGAAGGGGTTACATTGAACCGTATCATCAAGATAATAGAGTGTGTTAAAATTACCCTGATTGTTTGTTACAGATAATCTGAATTGACTTATAACATCATTCAAGATTTGTAAGGTATCAGATAATGTATCAAGTGAGTTCGCTAAATCCCTTTCAACTATATCGAGTGTTACGACATTGAATGTCCAAGTTTTGAATCTAAGGTCATTCTTAATATTAGATGGAACAACATAAAGTAGTGGGAAGTATGGTGAGTTATCTGATGGGTTCTCTTGTTTGTCTCTTGACTGAATTAGATAACCCAATTGGTCTGTATCACCAATACCAAACGAATTGATTTGTTTGTGTTTGTTGGCTAAGTATTTGAAATCATCAGCGATGGTCTTGAAGTTAATTCCAAGTTGTGGAATCCCTGTTGATGATGGGGTTGGTGTTATGTTAGGTGTTCCTGTTTGTGTAGGAGTTGGAGTTGGGGTTTGTGATGTAGGAGTAGGAGTTGATGTTTGAGTTATCGTTGGTGTAGGTGTTGGTGTGATAATCGGTGCGTCATATCTTTGAACAAGATAATCAAACATCTGTGTTAGTTCAGATGAATCCAATTTTTTATTAAACCAAAACTGTTCCGCTATACTACCGTTGAATGAAGTTGCAACAACAATACCAGGATTTAATACTGGTGGTACAGAAGTAAATGTCGTGGAGTTTGAATTAACTAATACATTATCAATCCATAACTCAATTCTATAAAGTGAACCATCTTGATAACATCTCAATGCTTGGTCAATCCAAGTATTTGCTGTTAAAGTTTGATTAAAATTTACAAACCCGTCAGCAGTATTTGGGTCTGCCCAAATATTATATTCTATATTTGAACCTGTAATCTTATTTTGAAACCATCTGTAAGGGACTGTTGTTCCATCATATAATTGACCATTTATTCCACCACCAGCATCAGAAGAACAAATAACATCATCACTTGCAGTTCCTGTAAAAATATATCTTGTAAAAATTGTAAAATCGGATGTGCCTGAGTATTGTCCATTCAGTGAGGACATCCTATTTGTTCCTACATTAAGTGTTCCACCACTGAAACCTGAGGTGGTTGCAGAATAAATATCATTTTGGAATTTTACTCTGTTACCAATTTCTGTTTGAAAGTAGGTTGTTGAATTTAATCCATCAATTACACTTAATATTTCATTACCTGATAAATTTAGAAATGATGGATTACTATATTGATTCCACCAAGTTAAACCTGATATATTGATTGGAGTCATTACTTGTTCATTTCTTTAATTTGCTTTTCAGCCTGTTGATTGAGGTCCATAAGATATGAGAGGTGATTGAGACAAGATATAAGGGGAAGATTAGTAACATCGTCAACCACCCATACTTTGTTGTCGGCAAGTGTAGAAATTGCTGAATACCATCCCCAATGTTTTGCAAACGAACTCGTATCATCATCCACATCCACAACGGTTTGTTCTTGGAATAAAGAACTGAAAGTTGTTGAGAGACCACGCCTATACTCAACAAAAAAAAAATTGCTCCTTCTACATATTTCACTGGTAGAGTTTTGAAATCTTCAATCTGTTTTCTAAAATCTGTCTCACCATATTTCTTACCTTCTTCTGTATACAGGTATGCCGCTAACTCATTCAAGTTTGATACTCTATAATTCTCATCTTTCTGTAAGAATGTATCTATATCTACGAATTGACCAAACGACATCTTATGTACATCTACAAGAACATACTTCTTTCCGTTGTGTTCTATATCCTTAAATAGTTTTTTAGATTCCTGATTTAAGAATTTATAAACTGTATCGGCTGCGATTCTCATCGAGTGAGCATCTGATTCTTTAATCTCTTGAACTGATAGTCCTGTTGTTAAAGACAACATTCTGATGTTGAGTTCTTCTTCATCAAGTAGTTCCCTAAACTTCATTACATCCGTCCACATTTGAATTGTTGGTTCTTGGATGTTTATTTTTCTTCCATCGTATTTTAGAACGAGTCCACTCATATACATAAATATCTTTTTTACATTATACCAATCCATTGATTTCTTCCAACCTTCATCTCCATCACATAACGAATGCCGTCTATTAAGTGGTCGGACCCTGGTTGCGGTTCATCAAGGTTATTACCGTTTTTATCTGTCTTCCATATGTAGGATTGTAATTCATTTTGTAGGTTAAATGAATCAAACTTCACATAAAAGTTTGACCTCTTAATTAAATCAATTCCATGAAGTATCGAATTTTTCTTAACAGGTTTGCAATTTATTCCTTGTCTTCTAAGTTCTTCTATCGCCTGAGGGTTAGCACTATCTGCAATAAAATCATCTTTCAAGTTAATCCCCAAATCTTTTATCCTATAAATGAAATCAGGTATGGTCACATTTTTTAGATACAAGAACTCCTCACAATAAATTGAATCACCGAGTTTCCAAACACCAACGAGTGTTGATGGGTCTGAGTATCCCCAGTCAATTCCATAACCTAAGAAAGAACACCCTATTGGTAAATCAACATATAGTTGATGGTGATTGAATACCATCTTGGTGGGAACACCTTTCATACCCATACCAAAGATGCGCCACAGGTTGGCGTCCTTGTCTCTGAGTTTCAATATCTCATCAACTTGGACCTGTGGTAAGAATGGATTGTCCTTGAATGTAACAATGTTATACTTCACATCAGGTTGTCCTTCCAAATCATATATCCATGATTTCCATAATGATGGGTTAAGGTCCAACACAATTGTGTCTGATGTTCTCAGTACGAGTTGGATGTATTCGTCATAGGATAGTTCTGTCGCTTCATTGATGAATAGGTAATCTCTTTTTCTACCTCTGATTTTTGTCTCATCATCAACTGAAAACCATTCAATGATATTTGACCCCAATTCAAAATAACCATCAACGGAATGCCACTTCTCAGAATCAAATAACTCGAACTTCAATAAAATTTCTTTGAGGTCTCGAAGCACGCTCCCCTTCAATGCGGGTAATGTTTTTCTTACAATGGATAATGTTTTGTTCTCCTCTTGTAGAAGTTTGTAGATTAGAAATATAAGAATGTTATAGGTCTTGGATGCACGAGAAGAACCCTGAAATACATTAATCCTCTTGTCTGAATTTAATAGGTCTTCAAACACTCTTGTGGTCTGTATCTTCACTTATACTTTCTCTTTGATATGATGTTTTTATAAAACTTAACTGATGATGTGTCTTGAATTGATTCGGTCCAAACCTTGTCTGTTAGTTTGTTTAGTTCACTGGTCAATTGTTCTTTGAGTAGAGGTTGTTTCAAGAATAATGTGTATTCAATCTTTGTATATGATTTACCTGTATAGACAAATGATTCTGAAATATCTTTGGAACAAAGAAACTTATCATAAAACAAATCTGTATTGATTGAGTTTGATATTGACCTTGAAATGTTTTTACAGACCCTGTTAATGTCTTTTATCTTATCCTCACCATCAGTCTGAATTGTTCCTTTGAATTCAAGGTAACACGCTTTCATCGTGTCTCTATCCATTGTACCTGAGTTAACCTGAATGTTCGGATAATCCTTAATTGGAAAGGTCATTAACTTTCTATTGGTTTGACTTGGATTCTTCATCTTCAATTTTTGTTCTAATGATTTCTATTTGAACTTTGTTATTGGAATCAATCTTATCTCCACCAGTTGTGATATCAACTTTCTTCTCCACATTCCACTCATCCTTAAATCTATTCCTCATTATCAGAGAATAAAGATTAGAATTCAGATTCTTTGACTCACCGTTCTTAAATCCTTTTCTTGGTATTGAGGACCACCATGTGTGTGATAATTCTCTGAACTCTTGAACGGATTCCGAAAAATCTGGTTCTTCTTCTATCAATCTCCAAAATGTTTGTTTATTGATTCCGAGTTTAACTCTGAGGTCCACATCAAAATGTCCTTCTTGACCCATCTCTTTACAAATGAGTTTCCAATTCGTTGGTAAATCATTTAGGGTTATCTTAGGTCGTCCTACTGGATTCGTATTGTTCATATTCTGTTAGTTTTTCGTTTAGGTGTTCCATCCTTGTTTTAACTCTTTCCCAACAGTTTACACAGTTTGGAACTTGGTGGTCTGAAAACTGTGAGTTATGGAAGTCCATTGTCCATTTTCTTTCCATTGGAGAGTTTGTTATTTCTCGAACATAGTTTAATGCACGGTCAATTTGTTCTCTCGTGTAGTTCGGTTTGGATGGTTGTGATACGATATTGACCGTACCTTCTCTAATTATCTGTGGTCTTGATTGTACTTGTTTTGATTTACAATTACATCCCATAATCTAAAAATTTTTGTCGTGATAACCTCAGGTCTCTACGATATGTGTTTATGTCTTTGGATACTGTGTTGGGTGGGATTGTGGTTCGTTTTGCTGTGTTCTTGATTGAACAATCTTCTTCAAGGTAGATTTGAAATAGACGAGCAAAATACCACTTATCCGTTCTCTTATCCTGATTGATTTTGTTATTGACCCATTCAATCGTTATGGGTGATTCCTTGTATTCAACATCAGGTATTTCAATATCCTTGAATTCTATGTACTGATGTTTCTTGTATTGGTGATAGTAAGGAGAACTCCTTGATGAATAGTTATTTCGAACTATACGAGCAAAAAAATACAACTTCTCTTGGTCAGGTAAGGAATATACTTTCTGATTTTTGAGAAGTTGTTCTATACATAGTTGAAGTAGGTCATCGATATCATCAGACCTTGTAATCTTATTACAGATTAGTTTTAATTCTTTTAGGTTTTGTTCTATCCACTTATTCAAGATAATTTGGTTTACTTTCCTTTATACAAAACCCTATTGTAATATTTCCCTTCGGGTGTCCAAAAATCTTCTACTCTTTGGAGTGCACCTTTAAGAACTAAATTTCTTACCTTATCTCTTGTTATGTTTGGAGAAATATGTAGTTTCATTCCCAAATCAATGTTAGATAAAGTTGAATAAGGTTTGTCTGAATTCTCAATATCTTTAATGATGATATCAAGTACGGCTTGCTCTCTTGGATTTAATTTCATATATTTTTTCTTTTAAGTATAGGTATAGTTGGGTGAAGTATCAATCTTCTTTTGGAAAATATTTATATTCAGAACAATCTTTATTTAACTTATCCAATGTTCTCTTGAAGATATCTGCTATCTCATAGTTTTCCTGTTCTTCTGATTTAAGTATTGTTCCTTTAATCTTATCAATATACATCCAGATAAGTTTTGGTTCTATTTGTAATGCTCGTTTGTAGTGATTTGTAATAACATCAGATATGTGTTCTTTATCTTCTTCTCCAAGTTGAAAATATTCTCTCACATCTGTGTTCAAGTACTTGTTCAAAAAATTATTAAATTCTTCCATATGGTATACTATAAATACTTTATTATAAATTGAATTTCTTTAATACCAGTTGCAATTGCTCTTTCTCTTTATCTTTCTCTTTATCTTTATCTTTATCTTTATCTTTAAGGTTTTGTGGGTTAGGTTGGGTTTCAGAAAAACCCATTGGGTTATTTTGGGTTTTAGGTCTACCACCTAATACTCCATTTCTCTTGTTTGTTTCAACTTTCTTTGAATAATTCTGTGATTGAATTTCAAAGTCACGGCGGATTACCATAAAAATACCCAAGATAAGCGGGTCGGTTATTGTGGGTTCTTGTCCGTTCTTGAATAACCCAACCGATTTGATTAGGATTCCTGCTTGTTCATCAGTCAGATTTTTCATCAGTTCAAAGTGACTGTCGTAGATTATTACATTTTTCATTTATCTTTTTTTTAGTTCAGTAAGTTTAGTATCTATAAGTATATCGTTTACAAACAAAAGAATCAAGTTTATATTTATTAATATGAAAAAATGTAAGAAATGTGGAATAGAAAAACCACTTGAAGAATTCGGTAAAAGAAAACTCAACTACGATGGACTCAATGGGCAATGTAGAGTGTGTGAGAGTGAGTATGGTAAATTGTATCGTCAAGGTTATAGAGCAAAAAATGATGAAAACAGAAATGTTGATTCAAGTCACATAGACATGAAAGGTATCAGGAAGTCAGAATGGTGCCACACTTACAGAATCCTATCTAAAATCGGTTATAATCCGTCAGATGATATTCACTATCAATTTGTAAAAAAACACCCTAATTTGACCTTAAAAGACCGTCCTGCGAAAAATGTAAAACACTTCACTTGGGAGGACTGTAAATAAAAAACCCCCATCATTACGACAGGGGTTTTATCATCAAAAAACAAGAAACTACAACAAGGATAATAAGATGATGATACCGATAACGAATCCAATGATTTCAGGTAACAAAGATTTTTGTTTAACCTCTTGAACCTGTCCATTAGGATTAGTCAAAACCTTTGAGATGGCGGTAATAATATTTTGAATATGTTCGTTCGCATTCTGAACCTCAACCCAATTGTCGAACGCTCCCAACTTTCTACGGACCTCAATGGAAATCTCGGTCTTGTTAGGACCAACCTCTGTGAGGTTGATGTCGATGAATACACCAAGAGACAGGAACTCTGACGCTTCGAATGTATACTGATTGAACATTGGGTTCTGTGATTGAATACGATATTTGGTAAAAACCTTTGGAATGGTAAGAACACAGTCCTTTACCTGAGACATAGGGAAATCAATAGTGACCTTCTTGGTCGGGTTGGCGATTGCTCCAATCATAGTTATAGTTGTTCAGATTGTGTCCTGTCCCCGATGTTGATTGATGATTAAAAGACAAAGTTAATTATATTTTGCTAACTCAACAAAAAAATCGTTGTAATCTTCGAAAATTTCATCATAGATATCTTGGAAAATTCCATCACCTCTTGGGTCTTGTTCCCATCTTTGGAGAATCCAAGATTTAATTCTGAGTTGAGAACGAAGTTCCATGTATAGGGATATCATATGAAATAAGGAAGTTGTGGATACATCACTCCATTCAGCATCCTTATCATCGTCAGATATAAGTCCTAAGAATTGATTCGTCATACCATCGATGAACCATTTGTCTGCTTCAGAGAAGCGAGTGATAAATTCAGTCATAGTTATAGTTTTTAATGATTAAGAAAATAGACCTTGTAACATTCCGATGATAAAGGTAATGATGATACACCACTTCACAAAACCCCAAACCACATTGAATATTCCATCAATACCTGATGACCTCATAACTCTGTTTGCTCCTCTTGAACCAACAGTATGACCGAAACCTCTAACAATAGATTTGAATAACATAACGATTAATTTTAATTACCACCGTGGAGATGGCATTTTGAGTTAC